GCGAAGTAGGGACATCTTTGTTCTTGAGCGATTATTTTAAAGTTAAGGATTACTACGATACGGCAGTTGATACCGGCGACTTCAAAGTGAACGGAAGAAAAATTGAAGTCAAGGGGTTAAGAGAATCCGATTGGGATAGTTACAAGCGCGCAGTCCCCCCAATACAATTAGAGAAGTATGTATCTAAAAACGCAATTGTTGTGTGGGTTACTGCTGAAAATCACGAACACCCTCGCAACAAAGTTGTAGTGCGCGGGTGGAACTATGCTCATGAAGTTAAAGAGAAGGGTGAGTTTATCAAAACAATATGTGATAACATACAATTGAAAAATGATAAAGACATGCGACGCATGGCTGACCTTGTTCGGGTGTTGAGTAAAATTGAAGCGGAGGCGGTTTGAATGGTGGGAATTATTATTGGCGCTATTTTTTATCGTTGTGTTACCTCCTTTGTTGCTCATCATGCTACCAATACACTTCATCCTAAAGGTGGTGTTGAATCATGAGAACTCAATGTGAAATGTGTAATCAATGGAGAGGACGACGACCTCAAAAAGAACCACCTGTTGAGACTTGGGAAGTTCACAAGGGAGTATCAATACCTTTCAAACCCGCACCCCCTCCTTTTGTGTGCGCGTCATGCAGGGCTAAAGGAGCGCCGGATGATGAAAGATGTAACGGTGTTAACAACGCAGGGGACAGATGCAAGCATTGGAGGTTGTATAATAACAGGTATTGCACACAGCATAAACCGGAGGGGTCTGTATGAACCCACTTATTGTTGACACCAATGAGAGAGGGAGACTACCCGATGCTATTGAGAGGCGCGCGAAGTCACGCTCTCCAAGAGTGAACCTGTTGAGAGAGACTCTCGTCAACGGGGATTACCGATGCGGGGATTGGCTTATTGAAGCAAAGAGTATTGGTGATTTAATCCAATCAAAACTTAACGGTCATCTTGACAGACAACTTGACAACATGGATGCTAATGCTGGCAACTACGGCCTTGTCATTCATGGTTCAATAAGAGATTATGTTGCAGAAGTAAAGGCGCGCGGTAAGGATATAACTTACAGCCATGCGCTTAAGTTAGTGACAGGTATTTGTGGTCGTGTGGTAGCAGACTTCGGATGCCTTGTGTATCGCTCACCCGACATAGGAGAGGCGGCGGCGTTTATGGTCGCCCTTCATGAGAAGACCTACAAGAAAGCAAGCAGACATGGCGCACAGGCAGTTAGGCGTGTAAGCACTAATGATGTGCGTGTGGATATGCTACTAACAATACCCGGCATCGGTGCTGAAATGGCTGATGCTATCATTAAATCATGCGGCTCTATTGAAGAGGCTGTGTGTGGAGAATGCTTGAGAGAAGTCCCTCGTATGGGGAAGACATTGCGCAACCGCGTGATGGATGTTCTAACAAGTGAAGACGAAGTTCGTGTTGAGAAGACGCGTTAATTATTGTATAATACAATAGCGAGAAACGATAAAACAAGAATGGTTATAGGCTGAATATGACCACGGCGGATTACCCCCCACCGGAACATTCGCCTAACAACAAAAAAATGGAGAGAGAAATTATGTCACAAAGACAATGGAATCAGTATAGCGTAGTGAAAGAATACCCAATTATGAAGGATTATTTAGACCGATTTAGATTGACCTCGTTTTTCAACGAAGTCCCCGGTTTAATATCCTTCTTTTATCTTCAAGGGCAAGCCCTTGTTGATGAAGTTCGCATACCCGTTTGGGCGAGCGCCCTTGACCCCCGAATACATGTATTTTGGATTCAAGCAACTCGTTCGGGTAAGTCAATTGCATGGGAATTTACAGGAGAAGTTGCAAAGTTAGCAGGGATTGAGATTGAGATGTTCACAAGTGGAACAGACTCGGCTCTTATTGGGTCAATTGATTCAATCAAAGATGACGACGGTGGTTACATCACCGTTGAAAAACCCGGCTTGCTTGCAGGAAAGAAATGTTTGAATTTTGATGAAGGGTCTATCCTTCTTCAAGCAAACCCAAAGCAATTCTTTTCCGAAGTTATTCTGTATCTTCAACAATCAATGAACCCAATCGGTAGCCACAGTAACACATTAACTAAGCACATGAAGAACGGTAAAGTTGAGTGCGAGTCGCGCGTATCGTTTTGGATAACATCATTCCCACCTGCGGGTGTCAAGGAGTATGTTCTAACCAAAGGATTGTTTCAGCGAGTCTTGCTTTTGTATAGACCGTGGAGTGACGATATGAGACAACAGGTATCGGAACAAAGAATGTCCGGTGTGTTCAAGAACAAACTTAAGAATGTTACATCAGTTGAAGATATAGCACAGCATTTCATTCATGTTAAAGAGAAGGTGAGAAGCCGACTACTTTCAAAATCAAACCTAACTCATGAAGAGTGGGCGCTTATGGAACCTCATCAAAAAGAAGAGGTAGCCCAAGCAATGATGCATGATATGTTTACACCCGATGCTTCCTTTGAGCCTCAACTCATGGCGGCTGTGGATAACTACTATGCGTTGGTGCGCGGAATGGATAAGCATTTGAGTGATGTGGTCTGTTCTTTCATCCCTAATGTATTGTCTTATACTGCTCTCTTCGCAACTCACATCGCACTGATGAGAGTTATGCGCGACGGGCTTAGTATTGATGATGAGTGGTTGATTACAGGTGATGATGTTGAGATGGCGGCTGAGATACTATACGATGTTTACGAGCAACTTGTTCTGTGGCTTGAATCCGAAGTTGAAGTCGGTGCTAAATCAGCAGAAAAGGCGGCAGTAATGCAAGGATGGCAGAAAGCATTTGCTTCATGCAAGACTGTTGAGGTTGAAGGCAAAGGCGACGGTTGGGTGTTGAAGTCTCAATTACTTGAACAGTATGGCTCGCAACAGGGGAGAAGTGTTCCCGCTGTTTACCAACGGTTCAAAGCAGTTCAAGGTAAGTTCACAACAAGACGCGTAGGTAAAGCGGCATACATCAAATTCAAGGAGGAATCACAATGAGCAACTACAAAGCAATCTTAGAAGAAATAAGCGATGCGTTAGAAGGTGGAGATGTTGTGCTTGATTTTGAAGACGCACCTTATTGTCAAGGTGTGCTGAATGCTATCAATGCAATTGTTAATCAATCGTTGAATAACATTCGTGACAGTGAAGAATTACACGCGCTATTGAAAACAATAGGAGATGAGAAGAATGAGTAAGATAATGGCGATTGATATTGAAACAGGGAACTACTCATACGAGATTGGAGGATGGGATAAGACCCATCTCTTTGAGCCGGTGGTGGTAGCCACTTGGGACGGGGAGAATGCTCACATCTTCTCTAAGGAGGACAGTGTGATGATTGCAGGTGCGCATGTCCACCCTCTCCATCCGAGAGACTTAGGTGAGCATTTACAGAAGCACATTGAATCCGGTGGTAAAATCATTGGACACAACATTCGTGGGTTTGACTTGCCTGTTCTAAGAGACGCGCTTGACATGCACTACGCAGGTGTGCTGATGAACAAAGCCAAAGAGTATTTGATTGATACATCGTGGACACTTCGCTCAAGCGCAGGTCACTCGGTATCACTTGATGATGTGTGCAAGCATACACTTGGGAGAGGCAAGGAAATCATGCACTCCGAAGACGCGCCTGTGGCGTGGAGAGAGAAGAAATTCATGGAGGTCATGAAGTATTGTTTGGCAGACTGCCAACTCAATTATGACTTATTCAAACATGGGCATCGCGAAGGCGTTGTCAAAGCAAGAGATACAACTTCCGGCATCGTTACTGATATTGAGGTGCTTTGGAAGGAGGAATTATTATGACTGACGAAAGAAAGAACGGAAGAGAAGCCCAAATTAGCAACATACGAGCCGCTGTGAATATCGCAGAAACCGTGAGGTCCACACTTGGACCCGCGGGAATGGATAAGATGTTAGTTGATGAACAAGGACATACGATTGTAACCAATGATGGTGTCACGATTCTTCGTGAACTTGACACCGCGCACCCCGGTGCTAAGATGATGGTTGGAATCAGTCAAACACAAGAGCAAGTCTGTAAAGACGGAACGACAAGTGTTGTTGTTCTCGGTGGACAGATGCTTGCGTTGAGTGAAGGACTACTGCTAAGAGGTATTCATCCTCAAACCATTGTTCGTGCTTACAACCGCGCGAGCATCATTGCGTTAGAAGGTATTGAATTACAGCGCACCACAGGTAGTGAGTTAGCAGTTGCTAAGACCGCATTGCGGGGCAAAGCCACTGAAAGCCATTTAGATGATGCGGCTTTGCTTTGTGTTGATGTCGCTAAGGCTGTTGAGGGCGACCTTGACCGTGTTCGTGTAATCACACAAGCGGGTGGTTCAATGAAGGATTCTTATTGGGATGCTGGATTGATACTAAGCAAAGACTTCGCTGACCCTATGGTTGCAGATGACAAGGATTTCAAGGATGCGCGAATCTTACTACTTGATGGTGGTCTTGAAGGATTTGACTTTAGCGATGTTCAAATGCAAGTTACCGAACCTGCTCAACTTCAACAAATCAAAGACGAGGAGTTCCAAATGCTCGGACACGCGGCTCAAGAGATTAGCGACAAGTGCGATGTTCTTTTCGTTCGTGATGGTGTGCATGAGGCTGTTGTCAAATACCTCGCCGCTAAAGGTGTAGGTGTTGTAAGCAGGCTTCAACAATCCGACATGGATGCGCTAACACGAATCACAGGTGCGCCTTGCTATCACAGATTTACTGACATTGATGAGGACATCCAACTCACAGTTAAGGGTTCAGTTATCAAGCGAGAGCGTATCGGCGACCTTGATTATGTAAGCGTCATTGTGCCGGAAGCAACTGTTGTTACGATGGTTGTTCGTGGTGCTACCCGACAGACTCTTGACGAATACGAAAGAGCCTTTGATGACGCGCTTGGTGTAGTTTGTCTATACATGAGTGACGAAGGTGATGGTGTTCTTGCAGGTGGAGGTGCTTCGTTATCCAAAGCATCGGTCGCTGTTCGCAAACATGCTCAAGACAAAAGTGGTTTGAGTGCGCGCGAAAGAATGTGCCTTGAAGCATATGCTGATTCGCTTGAGATTATACCTGCGGCTATCGCCAACAATGCAGGGATGGACCCGCTTGATGTAGTCATGGAGTTGCGTTCTTGCCCCGAACATCACGGATTGTATATTGATGATGATGGTGTTGGTTCTGTTTGTGATACCTTTGAGCGTGGTGTAGTTGAACCAAGTCAACTCATCCGTCAAATCATTACAAGTGCTACCGAAGTCGCAACGGCTATCCTACGCATTGATGACATCGTAGCACGAAAGGGCTGATACTGATGTGGTTGTGGGAACAAATCGCGCTTATTCTAATGGGAGTTGTATTTCTTGAGATGCTATACGCGGTCATAAACTACACCGTTTACAAGGCTAACAACATCAAAGGTGAGATGGACGAAGAGGAGTAATCAGTTAGAGGTGAAGTGGTAAGCCCCGCAAGGGCATCCATACACACCTAACCCTCCTCCCATAAGCGAAGCATCTTGCTCGGCCTCATCTTGAGTGGTGTATGACCGCTTTGATGGGGTCGGGCATTTTTGAGACTTCATCACAGGGATTGTCTTCTTGAGAGTGCCTCGTTCTTTGAAGTGTCTTGCGCGGTTAGTATGCATGTCTTCGGGAACGATGGTTCCTCTTACAGTGTGGCTCATGTCCTTACCCCCTTTACCATCAACATGTCTCACACGCCTTGCTTGTAGTAGTTCAGCGCGATACTTCTTACGCTCCGGTGTAGTCTCGTATTTGGTATCATATTCGCTCTTGTGTTTCTTGGCCGCGGCAGACTCCGCGTGTTTGACTAACACCATTTTATTCACACCGGAAGTTTTGACGATGACCATGTTTTGAATTATGTTATTTTCATTCATTTTATCCCAAAACCCTCCCGCGTCGGGGTTAGGCTGACCAATACCTGTTAATTCAACAGGCCCTCCATGCATTGCTTCTAACTCGTTTCTCATCTCGTCAAAACCACCTTGACCCACTCCTTTACCGCGCGAGTCCTCTTGAACTCCATAATGGTCAACGCCGTATCTGTTATCACCAAGATGTTTTATACCTGCGCGCACCTTCTTATCGGCTGACTCATAGAAATGAGAGAAGTTAGCATTCTTCTTGCTGTTTTTATTATATTGGCTCTCACTGAAAGGGCTACCTTTCATGTTAGGGATATTAAGCCGTCTTAAACCATACTCTTTATCATCATCGCGATGAACATTAGAAGGTTTCTTGGGACGCGCTTGTCGCTCACCATCTCTTGTTTCTCTCAATTCTGTTTCGTCGGGGTCGCCACCTGTGCTTCGTAAATAATCAAGAAGATGTTTGTTTCTTGGTTCTTGGTTCCATAGAGGTGCTTTTATCATGTTACCGTTTAAATCCGTCTGCCCCGGTTGTATTTGTGCGAGTCGCTCTTGTTCAGCCTTTGCTCGCGCGGCTCGCTCTTGCACAACTCTTTGAGATTCTCTTTGAATGTTAGCGGTGTTGTCAATAAGAACCTTACCGCCGTCAAGCGTTTGGTTTACATTGAAAAGTTTCTTCTGTTCTTTAAGGACTAACACTCTTTTCATAATCAGCCCTCCCTGCTTCACACTTAGGGCAATGCCCCCATTTTCCGACAGGCTCGTGGTAACAAGAAGCACAATACGGCATCAGCCTATTATTCCAGCGCTCTATCCATTCCTGTGTTGTGTCCATAATCAACAACACTTAGAGCATTTGCATTTGTCTCCGCCTTTACAGTTGCATTTGTCGCAACCGTCACAGTCTCCGCCTTTACACATACTGTTCTTTAGTAGTCGGAACGCGAGATTCATCGGCTCTCCTGTTTGTAATTCTGTCATTCTGTCTTGAACTTCATCGTAGTTAGGTGACTCGTCATCATCATAACCGGGGACATCTCCAACGCGCGCAGTTCCAGAACTAAGCGGTGCTTTGAACCCATGCATTGTATCTTCAACGGATGTGTTAGGTTTGATGTTTGAGTAACCGCCGCGTCCCGACCCTTCTTCTATCTGTCTCTTGGCTCCTTGCTTCAATCCTTCTCCCTCTCGTTGAGGGAATGGAGTAGTGCTGACTGTTGATGGTTCTCCTCTCATATCGCTCTCTCCTTCACCAATAGGATTACCATGCCTGTCAAGTTCATCTTCGTTAGTAGCAGGTCTTCCTTCCATCATATCTATGACTTGTTCCATACTAATACCACGCGCAAGGGCGAGTCTCCTAATTGATGCCTCACTATGCCCTGTGGTTTGATAAATGTGGTCGCCTTTTGTTCCGCGCATAACTTCACGAGATTCTTTACGGTCCTTCCAATCCTTTGTTCGGCTCTCACCTGTTGATTTTCTTCTTGCGTGATGTTCTGCTCCCATCTCTCGCATTGCATTAAACAAATCTTCTTTGCGGTCATGTAGCATAGGGCTATCTTCACGAATGTCCGAGCGATTAACACCTAACTTCCGAGCAAGTGCTTCTCTCATCCCTCGCGACATGCCTGTCGGATGGTCAGCCCCTTCCTTACTACCACGCTTACCGCGTGGTTGTAAAGAGAACTTAGATGCTAAATCACCAAGCGATGACTCATCAATTTCTTTACTGTTGTATTTTTTATTGTGGCGAGACTGTTGCGCTGTTGCTGTGTTTTTCACGCTTGCTTCTTTACGCTCTTCGGGTGTTCCTTCGCGCTTGGCGTTCTTAGCGGCGCGCTTCTCTCGGCGCATTTGCGACTTTGATTTGCGGCTTTGTTCTGCCTTCTTGAGTCCTTTGGATTTGCGCTCGCCGGGACCCACCTTTGGGTGCTTACCGACAGCGATTACTAATACAGAATGATTACCCTTCTGTTCTTTGTTGGGTTTCATTACTTCTTCACCTTTTTTCTTAGACATTCAAATCACCTATTCTATGTTTCTTGAATTTGCTCTTATCTGTGAGGCGCGATTCTTGCCATAAGTGGCCGCAAGACGGACACTCCCAAATTAGGAGACGCGTCTCTCGTTCATTAACATAGCGGCCTTCAATGCGACGAGCAAGAACATTCTCTTTACAACCCGCGCAACCTTGACTCAATCTCTCTTTTAGTTTTCCCATAATATCATCTCATCAAGGTAATGCTCCACCGACTGTCGGGGCTACATGAGTTGCTAAGTATATCGCTATTCTGTCAAGCGCTTCTTGCGTGGTAGCGGGTGGAGCAGGAGCCGCCCAACGGCCCGGATTAGCGGCGTAAGCATCTGCCCCCGCGTCCATTGTATCAGTATCAGCAGAAGTTATTGTTAATGTATCACTTCCGGCAGTTGTGGTTATGGTGGTCGCGCCTGCGCCCACGATTGTAAGAGTGTCTGTTGTAGTGTCTGCTACAATATCGCTTTGGCCTGCAACCACGAGTGTCTTGAACGCTAAAGTCCCACCGGCACTTGCTAATGCTGTGTCTATGCCTGCAAGGTGAGCCTCAACATCCGCTGTTGCGGCTGTGTAATTGCTCGCTGTTGCGGCCACAGGAACATCTGCCGCGAGTTGGTCTGCGGTAGCACTTGATTCAATAGCGTCTAACTTAGTTTTGTCACCGTTGACGAATGCGCCCTCGGATGGCTTGAGTTGAAGTGTTGATATTGTAACACCCTTTACTCCCGCGAGGTCAGTCATCTCACTATCCATCAGCGCACCTGCCGTAGTAACATTAGTTGCATCTGTAACATCTGCCCCGTCTTCAACATTGAGAAGTGTTAGGACTTCTGCCTTTGTGATTCCCGTAGCGAATACGGGTGTTCCGCTACTGTCTTCAATAGCAGGTGCGGCTCCGCTTGCCGCCGCCGCCGCCCATTTGACACCGGAAGCCTCGGCGCTGTCTGCTGTGAGAACATGTGTGTCCGTTCCCACTCCTAAGATTGTAGCATCGCCCGCACCGTCACCAACAGCCAAAGTTCCCTTTGTTCCTAAGTCGGTGTGCATGATAGCACCTGCCGCATTGACATTGGTTGCGTCTGTAACATCTGCTAATGTTTCAATGCCTGCCAACTTAGTAAACTGCGCGTCGGTGAATGCGTTTGCTTCTGTTTCATACGCCGCTTTGATTTGCGCGCCTGTTTGGTCTGCTGTTGCTGATGCTTCAATTGCGTTCAACTTCGTGTGGTCGGCATCAGTAAATGTATTAGAATCCGTAGCCGCCTCAACTGCCGCTTTTATCTCAGCGTCAGTTTGGTCTGCTGTTGCTCCCGATTCAACACCGAGTAATGTTAGCACTTCTGCTTGAGTGATGCCTGCCACGAACGCGGGTGTGCCACTGTTGTCATAGATAGCGGGTGCGGCTCCCGCCGCTATAATAGCAGACTGATAATCACAGCGCATCCACTTGCTACCTTCGTAAATGAAAGACGCGCGATGGGTAGGGCTTAGTGAAGCGTTCAGTTCGGGTTGGTCAAATACAATAAGTCCTGTTCCCGCGCTTTCGTTACACACCTCAATAGTTTGGCCCTCGGCGAATTTGTAATTTGTCCCGTCTGTTTCGGGGTTGAGTGTAATAGTTACACCGTCTGCCGCTTTCAGTATGAAAAATGAATCACCGTCTGCTGTAACCACGAAGGTGCTGTTAGCATTAATGATGGTTGCTGTCGCGTCAACACCTCGCCCTGCGAGACGAGACGAGAAATGCCCCGTCTCTTCGTTGTTTCGTCCTGCGAAATACAATTCGTTCTTGACATGATTACCCGCAAGGTCAGCACCGCGCGATGGTCCTTGACCATATCCCGCATCTCCCGAACCGGCAGGGACTTGAACGGTAGTGCCATCCGTCACCTCAAAGCGCGGATGACTCGGCCACAAGGCTGTGACTGAATCTCCTACTGCTAAGTCACCTACATCCCCGCTTGGGTGAAGTAAGTCTTTGAGGTGAGTGATTGTGTTAACGCCATCTGCGCCGCCTGTGTTGACCTTATTGCTACTGATTGCGCCTGTTGATAGGGGAACCATGTAACGGATAGCAGAAGGCAGGAATACGCGCTTATCGTTTATCTCTTGGATGTCAACATTGTGACTACCGCCACCCGATGATAAATACTTGACGCGCACTATCGCAAGAACAATCGTTTTCATGTTGCTATTGGCGTTCACGGTGTCGTAATCTATAAGGTATTGAGAAGGAATGGTAGGATAAAGACCGTTTGCTGTATTAACAGGGCTACCCGCTTCGTAGTGGATATTGAACTCTCCATTGTTAGAAGCGACATAGATGACATAGAGAGCCTCCTCGCCTGCCGCGGCTAATGCAACGCCTCCCGAACCATGACTTGTGTTGCCTAAAGTGAGAGTCTTGGTTACTGTTGGTCCGCCGCCAAACTCATACAATACTCCGTCAAGGACAGCATACCCGCCCGAAACAGTAAGTGTGGATGCGCTCGCTCTTATCATTGCGCCCGGCTGTGCGCCGTTGGTAGCGTTACGAGTTGAACCGAATGCGCCGTCTTCAAGTCTCAAGATTCCGTTTCCGTGAATCCCCTGCATCATGTTAGTGAGTGACGCGGACGAGAGAGCATCTCCGTCTCTTAATCCGTCTGCTCCGAGTGTGTTCTGCGCGGCTGTGTGTCCCGATAGTATGTCTGTCATTCTTAATCACCCTTGTTGTTGCTGTTGTTGCTGTTGTTGTTGAGGCTGTTGTTGAGGCTGTTGTTGAGGCTGTTGTTGTTGTTGTTGTTGTTGTTGGGCCACAAGGTAATCGTGCGCCCTTTGGTTACTATAATCCTGTTGAGGTTTTTGTCCGAATCCCATAAACCCTTTACTACCGTGTGTTGAAACAAACTTGTGGGGTGAAGTGTCAGCGACTTGCTTCCCATCCATATAGTGAGCAAAGGTTCCTATATCATCTGTTCCTTGAACTGCATGATAGCCTTTATTGGGTATCTTTGAATTGGTAGGTCTTTGGTTTGAGAAACCTTCATTGGTTTCTCGTTGAGATTCCCATTTTTTCTTTCGGTCTTCATCTCGTTCCGCTTGGCGAGATTTCCTTCTCTCATCTCGTTCCGCTTGGCGAGCAACAACTTTTTCATTTTTGAGTATAACCCAAGCCGCGTCTATTGGATGCATCTAATCCAACTCCATTATGAATGAGAAGCGCACCTCATTCTGCGCGTTCTTGGTGAAAGGGTTAATGTCTGTGCGGTAAACCGGAACAAACTCGCTTGTGATAGGGTCTTTGTATTGAATATAAACTTCTTTGATAGCGCTTGAATAAACATGCGAGGTGTTGAATGAACCTTCTATCAAGATACTGCTGTCGTCTATGATTGTGACGGTAGGTGTGACGCGGGCAATGGTTCGCGCGCCTCCATCTTCGGAGGATGCAATAGTGCCATCGCTACCAATGTGTAACTCATTGACAAGACCCGCAAGGTTCTCTATGAGTCTCCTCTTGATACTGTTGAGCATTGGCATTATTCGTCACCTCTCAACCAATCGGGTTCTTGAGTAGTAGGAACTTGAACCACCCTCTCCGGTGATATTTGATTGGGGAAAATTGTAAAATTACCAAAAGAATCTATTGCCTGCCGTTGTTGCGTCCCTCCCCCTCTAACACCATACATCGTAGGTTTACTTTGATTGCGTTCGGCGGCGATATTGGCGTATATTTGGGCTGTGGATTTTTCGGGAGAAGTATAGACCCCTTTACCCCAATTACCACCTCCCGGTTTCAATCCACCCCCCCTAATTTGGTTTCCCATACTTTCCCGTTGTATAGGTGGTTTCTTTGAAAAAAGCCGTCTTAGAGGATTACGGGTGGTTTGGACTTTTTGAGGATTAGTTATGCGTTCTTCGCTTGTCCCGTGATAATGTGTGACAGGTCCATAAGAAGAGGGGAAATCCTCATGGTGTTCACCCAATTCAGTTTGGCGTTTTAATAAAACCCAAGCCTCATCCATCGCGTTCATTACAATCTCCTCACTTGTTTCAATGTCTTTACTGCTCTCATTTCATGGCCGCGCGGTCGTAGTAATTTAATCTCGGTTATGTTGGCCGGTATGGTTCCGCTACTTGGGGCTAAGATGCTCACGCCTGTGAAGGTTGTGGCTGATTTGCCCGTATATGCGACAGTCGCAACGCTGTAAGTTGCACCGGATATGTATATGAGAGTTAATTTACCCGCGGTCGGAAAACCATCAGTCGCGTTTGAGGCGACAGTAATAGAGGTGCTACTGAAAGAACTCGCGCTTGTGATTCTCTTAGAATATCCGCTACCGATGGCTCCGCGACTCGCGCCTGTCATGTCAGCGTGACGATGACCGACAATGAACCCTGCGTGAACATTGGGTGATACATTAGCGTGAGTGATTGTTGAATCGGTGGTGAGCCTCGCGGCTTGAGCCGTGACCCCACGCGTAGTGATTGCTCCCTTCACTCTAAACTGCGCGCGACCAATCCCCGACTTCTCTAACTTTTGGATTTGGTTCTGTCTATCAAGTTCCGTCTCTTCGCCATCAGCGTCTATCTTGTCGGCGAAGGCGTTGATTACACCCTCAAGCCCACTCTCGTATGACGCGAGTTGGAATGCAGACTCCCCTGTTGATTCGTGTGTAAGTTCAATAATCGCTTTCTTCGCGTTGAGGTCCATTGATGGCGCATCAAACCCAACAACCTCGCCGGGTTCTAAATCCCATGAGCGCGCATGTTGGCTTGACCGGATTACACCTTGCGCTTTACGGTTCAGTCGTAAGTATTGATTCGCTGTCCTGCGAGCCTGTGTGGCATTGGTTGATGTCATATCGTTTACGCGCATTTGGCGAATCACACCCTCCTTCTTTTGAGACTCCACATCGTCAACGATTACTCGTATGTTGTCATTCAGTGCTTGTGATTTACCAATCACCATGACCCGATTAGCCGATTCTGTAATAGGGTCACTTGTGATACTCCCCGCGCCTCGCTTCTGTCCAATCTCCCTATCAATAACCTTGAACATCTTAGGAGCATAGATGAAATTACCGAACCTGTCATGGAATAGTGAGTAGTGGTCATGGCGCGCGATAGCACGAACAGCCGAAGGTATTGAGGTTGAATAGAAATCTTTAGCAAGGAATGTCTTACTGTGTTTTGAACGGTTGGTGTCTGTTATACTTGCTTTGATAGGCATTCCGATGCTCACACTGTTTAAGCCGTGAAGCGCGTTAGAGAATAACTTCTCAACAAGGTCTGTGGTTCTCAACCCCACACCAACCGTTTGTGATAATCGGAAATGCGTTGTGTCTCCCATTCTCATATCAGCAAGGTTCTTCCCTTTCATGTTCTTTAAAACTAAGCGCGAACCATGTTCTGTATCAATTATTTGGTCTGTTGATAATCGGTTAGACCTCTCATCAACATCAATTAATAACGGGGGTAGGACTGATGTTGGTGACATAAGCGCGCCGTTGAAATAAGGTGTAGTGTTTCTGCCAACATGGGACAACCGCAAGGATGATTCTTCTTCTGCGTAACGATACTTGCGCTCGTGAGTCATTATGAAATCGGACGATGAAGGCTTCTTGATTTGAATACCGCGCATGCTTGTATCTCCAATTGATGCAACCTCAATCAGTGCGTGGTATATTGTGTTATCAACAAACTTTGGCTCTTCAATATGTGAGCCTATCTCGTCATGTGTGCTATCGCTTCTGCCTGTTACCGGAGCAACATAAGAAGCATTGACAGGAGAGGGGATTGTATATGTCATAATTATCAATCCAAGTTGTTATCGGTCCTGTCCGATTCACCCGCGTGAGAGGCTGTATTTTGTGAGTCGCCCGGATATAGCAACTGTGTAAAGCGGGGTTGTGTAGTGTAGTTGTGACGCAAGAAAGACTCATCGCTGTCACTGATTGATTGCTTACGGCTCGCATCTCCACGATAGTGTTGTAGTGTGTTACTGCTTACTATCATACGCGCTACCGCTTGCTTGATATTTGATACGAAGGTTGAGGTTTTACTGCCCTGTATCTTTGGTCCGAAACTCAAAGGAGTTGTTGTTGAATCACCACCACCAATACCGAATAGATATACAGGTGGGTAAGGAGCATTGGTTGGTGATGGGTTGGTGTCTCTTAGGAATGTTGATGCTCCTAATGTCGCTCTTGCGTTAGGTGTATCGTATGCGAATACACCGTAGCGACCTGCGGCGGTTGCACTCAAGAAATGAGACTTGTCTGTTCGGAATATCTCAATATGTTTATTATCCAAAACTCTCACAGGGCGTAACAAGAACTTGATTGACTTATCACCAATGTTCGTTGCCGCGGCTAATGGGTCATTCGCTGTTGTTTGATACGGGTTGCTACTACGAAGAGTGGAAGAGTCGTCCGACCGCCCC